TGTGTTATTTAAACGCCAAAAACGTGCTCGTCAGCATCAACGAACGGGTGACCTTGCTAGGAACATCGTATTAAATAAAGAAAAATTAGGTCATTATCTTATTGATGGTGGTTATAGAAGTACCTATTCGGATAGAACATATCATGCGCTTCATTTCTTTGTACATGAAGAAGGTAAAAAAGCATTAGAGCAAGCGCTCAATGATGTAATAAAAGATCTACGTGATAATAAATATTAAAAAGAGGTAAAATCATTATGGTTTTTAATTATAAAGAACGTGAAATGTTTCACGGTAATCAACGATTATCAATTGCAGAATTAACTTCTGCTGATACATATAAAAATGTCAAATTTGGTACTGGATTGGTGTCAGTTTCAGCCATGTCAGATAGCGCAGAAGTTAAGAGTTTCGCGGCTGACGATATCCCTGACCATGCAAGTATTGCTGGGGCGTCATTACTTAAGGGTACTATGAAATTCATGCAATTGGACCCTGATCTCCGTATTGATTTCTTTGGTCAAGATGAAACTGAAAATGGTAAAGGTTATGCGTCAACAGGTGTATTCCCTAAACGTTTGGTTCAGTATGTGACAACTGGTACACGTCGTAATGGTGATAAAGCATTGCTTATCACAGTATACCCAAATATGTCAGTTACTGGTAAACCGTCTAAGGAAACTGAAACTGATAGCTCAGATTCGCCAACCGCAATCACATGGGAAGCATCAGTACAAGCGTCTGGATCAGAATTTTATGTGACTAAGACAGGTCGTAAATCAGCAGAATTTGAATACTACTTCTATGGTGATGAAGTTGATAAGGTTCTTGCATTTATTGACGGTGGTGGTATCATCACACCTAAATATAAAGTAACAGATACAGCACCTGCAAAACCTAGTGGGTCAGAAGCACATTTGGGATAATAAAAAAGGAGAACTAAGGACATGAAGATTCCATTTAGAAAAATCAAAAACTTTAAATTAATCACTGGAACTAATTTGCTAGAACAGGAAGATTTGACACGATCATCTGATTTCGAAATTCGTATTAAAGCTATTGAAACTATCATCTTGGGTATCTATTTGATGAACAACATGAATACTTTACAAGCTAGAAACGAATATGTTCGTTTATCAAAACCTGAAAACGAAGATGAGCGCTATGATATCATTGAAGATATCGAATTGGATGAATTACTATCAGACGTTTTTGATCGATAGAATAGACCATGAGGGGTGATGGATTATATCTATCATCCCTATTTTTAATGAAAGGTGAATTTATGTTATCTACAAAATTAGTATTTAAATACACACTCCATACTGGTCATGACATTTTTGATGATTTCAATGAATTGGATAGACAACAAGCATTACGTGAATTAGGTGAAGAAAATGATTATGCAAATCATGTATTTATGATATTAGATCGATTAGATTCCATTGGCGTGGATATTGATACATTAGAATTAAATGAGTTATTAAAACCTACTGTCGAATTTGAAAATGAAGTTGAAACTACTGACCCTAGAAAAAAGGATTTCATACCTGATGTATATGTTACATTACAGGAAAGGGCTATACCAAAACAACCAAAGGGGATTGTTAAAGAAGCAATAAAAGCAATGGTTGCGTCAGATCACATAAACGATACTATATTATTAGATGCTCCATATGATATGGCTATGTTTATGTTTAGTGAAGCTATGAAAGCTAAAAGTGACGCAATGAAAAGAAAAATGAAAGGGTAATAATATATGGCATCAAATGGTAATAAACTAACCATACAAATTTCAGGTCAAACCATTGAGTTAACAAAAAGTATTGAGAATATGAATAGATTCATCAATCAGTCAAAACATGAAGCGCGTGACTTACAAACCGCATTAAAGTTTGACCCTGGAAATGTTGATTTAGTTGTTCAACGAATTTCAGCTTTAGACCAAGCTGCATCATTAAGTGCTTTGAAACTCACTGAATTACAAACTAAATTAGGAAATATTGATCCTGATAAAAATGCTAAAGAGTGGGTTAAAACCAACAATGAACTACGAAAAGCTAAGACTGAAACCGCAAACCTTCAGAGAGATTTGGAATTTGCCAATAAAACCTTAAATAGGATGAATTCAACAGCCGCTAAGTTTCAGTTCAACCCTGGTACTGGTATGCGAGAGTTCCAAAACACAGTTCGAGGAGTAAATGCAGCCTTGTCAACTTTAGGTGGAGTAGATAGACTTCTGACATTTGATAAGGCATCATCATCAGCTAGTGAATTTAATAGTCACGTATCAGATATTCGTAATGCTACTGAATTGCTACACCGTAAGGCTGAGTTATTACGTGCTGATTTAAATGATATAGACGTAGTAGTAGATCCAAGTGGTTTTGAACGACTTCAAAATCAATTATCAGATGTAACTGATCAAATTAGAAGAATTGAAGAGCATAAAGTACAAATCCATTTCCCTAGTGATAAAACATGGGGTGAACGTATTCTTGAAGGTGGCTTTAATGTTTTAAAAGGTGGGTTGTCAAAAATATCTGGATCTATAACTGGTTTTTTTAAAGGTCTACCTGGCATGGTTCTATCTCATGTTAAACAAGGTTTGGATATTGGTCTACAAGGATTGAAAGCTGGTTTAAATGCAATTGGTACAGTAGCGTTGTCTCCAATAAATGCTCTTGTGGCAACCATAAAAAATGCTCCTGCGGCGATTGCT